GGTTCCTTGTCTGTAACGCTGTCGTAAGGGGTAAATAATGTCCACTATCGTCACACGGGCTGGTAAAGGTAGTGCGTTAACCCATACAGAGGTAGACGCAAACTTTACGAACCTAAACACAGACAAGATTCAATCAGGCAATACAGTTGCAAGCCTAGTAATTACGGACTTGTCCGGTACTACGGTAACTTACACAAACGCTAATATCTCTAGCGCGACTATATCCAGCGCGACAATCTCTGGTGGCTCGATTACAGGTATCACTGACTTAGCTGTCGCTGATGGCGGTACAGGCGCTTCTGATGCGTCTGGTGCTAGAACTAACCTTGGCCTGGGCACGATTGCTACACAAGCCTCAAGTAACGTAAGCATTACAGGCGGCTCGATTACCGGGATTACTGATCTGGCAGTTGCTGACGGTGGTACGGGTGCTTCTACGGCTGCTAATGCTCGTACAAACCTGTCTGCGGTTGGCTTTACGACTACGACTGGCTCGGTAATGATTACGGCTGGTACAACGGGTGAGAGGGACGGTAGCCCTGAGACTGGTTATTTCCGCTTTAACTCTACGCTGTCTAAGTTTGAGGGCTACAACGGCTCTGCATGGGGTTCTGTGGGCGGTGGTGCTACTGGTGGCGGCTCGGATGACATCTTCATAGAGAACGGTCAGACGGTGACAACGAACTACACGCTGAGTACAGGTAAGAACGCTGGCTCATTTGGCCCTATTTCTATTGATTCCGGTGTAACGGTCACAGTTCCATCTGGTCAAGTGTGGACTATTGTTTAGAGGAATAACTATGCCAATGACTTTATCTGGTGATGGAACGATTACAGGCTTATCCGCAGGAGGATTGCCTGACAGTTCTGTAACCTCTGACGATATAGCCACAAGTGCTATTACTACAGTAAAGATTGCTGACGCAAACATTACTGCTGCGAAGCTAGATGGCGCTCAAAGTGGCTCGGCTCCTATTTATGCGGCTCGTGCATGGGTAAACTTCAACGGCACTGGTACGGTTGCTATTAACGCAAGCGGGAACGTTTCAAGCATTACGGATAACGGCACCGGTAACTACACTGTTAATTTTACTGTGGCTATGCCTGATACTAATTTTGCAGGCTTTCTTGGCAACGGTGGTGGGTATAACGACACAAGTGGAGCAAGAACAGTAAGTACATTTCAAGTATACACGTACAATTTTGCAAACCCGCCTGCATTAGCAGATAGAAATCCAGTACAAGTTTCTGTTTTCCGATAACAAGGAGTAACCATGAACCAACGTGTGATATATCCAACTGATGAAGGCGGTGTTGCCGTTGTTGTTCCGGCCCCGAACAGTGGCTTAACCATTGAAGAGATCGCAGCCAAGGACGTGCCTGCTGGCAAGCCGTTTCAGATTGTTGATGTAGCAGACATTCCATCGGACAGAACTTTTCGCGGAGCTTGGACATGGGCATCGTAATTGACGTAACAAAGGCTAAAGCCATAGGCCATGAGATGCGCCGTGCTGCTAGATCGGCTGAGTTCGCGCCACTAGACATTAAGGCTACGATTCCATCAGAGGCTAGTGCTGCTGAAGCTGCTCGTCAGGTTATCCGTGAGAAATACGCTGCGATACAGTCTGGTATAGACGCTGCGACTACTCCTGAAGAAATCAAGACAGCATTGGAGCAAGCATGAGCTTAAAACTTAACTCATCTGGCGGCGGCAGTGTCACGCTGCAAGAGCCGACAACGGCGAGTGATGTCACGCTGAGCCTACCTGCTGCAAACACGACGATTGTTGGCACTGATGCTACTCAGACGTTAACTAACAAAACAATTCAGGGTGGGGCAGTTACCAGCGGAACTGCGGTTGCGTCAACTTCAGGTACAGCGATTGATTTTACAGGCATCCCTTCGTGGGCCAAGCGGGTCACGGTGATGCTTGCTGGTGTTTCACTTAGTGGAACAAGTGCAATCAGATTTCGATTAGGCACATCTAGCGGCGTTGCAACGTCTGGGTATGTCGGTGGGTTAACTAGAACAGGACAATCTGGTGATTTAACTGGAGGAACATTGTCTGCGGGGTTTGATACGTATGTAAACTCTAATGCAGCAACAACAGCTAGTGGCGATATTGTATTCGCTAACCTAACAGGAAATACTTGGGTTGGGCGTGGATCTTTTGGCCTTGTTACTGGTAACGGCACTATTACAACTGTAGCTGGGAATATAGCTCTCTCCGGCACACTAGACCGCGTCCGCATCACCACAGTCAACGGCACAGACACCTTCGATGCTGGCTCAATCAACATCCTTTACGAGGGTTAATCATGACTCTTACTCGCATTGAAGTAAACGTGCAGACAGGTGAGGCAAAAGAAATTGAACTTACCTCAGAAGAAATTGCTGCGTTACCAGAGCCTACGCAACCAGAGCCAGCCGTTGAGCCTGTTGATTTACGAGCAATGATCGAAACACTACAGGCTAAGGTAGCCGCACTGGAGGCTCAATAATGACCGTCTCAATTAACGGCACGAACGGACTGGTCTTCAACGACGGGTCTAGCCAAGCGACTGCTGCGACTGGCTTCGGCTTCAAGAACCGCATCATCAACGGGGCTATGGTGATCGACCAGCGTAATGCTGGGGCGAGTGTGACTCCTATTGCTCAACAATACCTATGTGATAGATGGAAATTTGGTTTAACTGCTGCGTCTAAATTTACAGCGCAACAAAATGCTGGTTCTGTCACACCACCAGCCGGGTTTACAAATTACCTCGGTGTTACGTCATCTTCTGCTTACTCTGTTTCTTCTAGCGATGTTTTTTATTTAGCGCAAGCAATTGAAGGTTTAAATATATCCGACTTGGCGTGGGGCACTGCAAACGCCGCAACGGTAACTTTGTCATTTTGGGTTCGCTCATCATTGACTGGCACTTTTGGCGGGTCGGTAGGAAATAATGGAACAACCAATTATCCGTTTAGTTACACAATTTCATCTGCAAATACTTGGGAACAAAAAACAATAACTATTGTTGGCCCAACTTCTGGAACTTTTGCAACTACTTCAGCGGCAGGAATATTGCTTTCTTTTAGTCTTGGCGCTGGATCAACGTATAGCGGTACGGCTGGCGCATGGGCAATATCAAGTTTTATTGTTCAGCCAACCGGCGCAACCAGCGTAGTCGGAACCAGCGGCGCAACCTTCTACATCACCGGCGTACAACTCGAAAAAGGCAGCACAGCCACGAGCTTTGATTACAGGCCGTATGGTGCGGAGTTGGCGTTGTGTCAGAGGTATTACTACAAGAGTATTTTTGCACCTATTTCTGGATACAGCCCAACTACAAGCAGAGCAGATGGCACAGTTGTTTTTCCAGTGCCAATGCGAGATGCGCCAGCTGCTTTGGAAACAACAGGAACTGCATCAGACTATGGCGTGTACTTCCAGAGTGGAGGGGTTCTTTGCAACTCAATTCCAAATATTGCGTCACCAACAACAATTCATGGTGGATATGTTCGATTTAACTGTCCAGTTTCGTTTTCAATTGGTCAAGGTTGCTTAATGGCTCCATATACAACAGGCGCTTACCTCGCATGGAGTGCTGAACTATGATTTACAAAATGCTTCCCGCCGTTGAAGGCGAACCACAAATCTACGCCCGTATTGACGATGACGGTCTATGCCGACTGACTTGCACAGAAGATTATCAAGAGTTTAAGGATTGGCTGGCAAAGGGCAACACACCGGAACCAGCTGACGAATGAGTCTTCAATACGTTGTCTATGATTACTGGGACTACGGCTATGCTGAAGGCGATGCAATTCTGGAGTTTGGAAGCGCATCGGTAACGGCAGAGGCTAGTGTTTCAGCAACTCCGACACGTATACAGTTTTTCTCAGGCAGCGTTACAGGAACGGCAACAGTCACAGCAAATGGGCTTAGAATTCAGTTTGGCTCAGGCGCAATTACTGGCAATGCTCAGGTTGAGGCTCAAGGAATTAGGGTTCAGTTTAGTTCTGGGAGCATCACAGGAACAGCTACGGTTACAGCCCTTGGTGGCGTGGTTTACAGCGGTTTTGGGGCGATTAATGGCGTGGCTAGTGTGTCTGCCTCACCTAATGCGATATGGGCTGGAAACGCCGCTATAAACGGTTCTGTGGCATTTGTAGCTAAAGGCAATATTATCGGGGATGAATGGGCAGATACTGTACCTAGTACGGACACTTGGACGCAGGTTGCAGAAGTTGCAAATGTCTGGACTCCTGTGATTGCTGGCCCTAATGCTTGGTTCAGTAATAGCTTGTTTGACCCGTATGTAGAGATTGATTATTGGGAAGATGGTTATACAGACGATCGTTACGATTACTGGATTAAAACATCTTCTACGCAAGATAACTGGACGAGGCAGTAATGCAAAAGATTCTATTTGGTGAATGGTTGCCAGATCAGCCAGGTGTTACTGGGGCGGTAACTGATGCTAAGAACTGTTACCCGGTTTCTAATGGTTATGCGCCATTTAGGAGCGAGGCTGACTATTCGGATGATGCTGGTACGGCTCTACTGGTTGCGTTTGCTGGCAAGTTTGGCGGTGCTAGTACGCTGTTTGCGGCTAGTGCGACACAGATTTACAAGTTTGACAGCACTGATGCAAGTTTGGATGCAGCTACGA